CCGCTGCCGGTCAGACGCTCTACAGCGTTGCCGAAGGCGGTCAACCGCGCCTGTTCGGTGTGCCCGTCATCCAGGCCATTGGCATGGCTGCTGACACGCTGCAAGTGGGTCGATTCAGCGAAGCCTACATGGTTTACAACCGTGAAGGCGTGGTGGTGGAAATGTCTGACTCTGACAGCGACAACTTCACCAAGAACCTGATCACGCTGCGCGCCGAGCGCCGCCTTGCACTCGCTACGGAAAAACCCGCAGCCGTTCGTGGCGGTGATCTGACACCTATCTGAGTTTGACAACTGAAGGGGCTAGCTCACAAGGCTGGCCCCTTTGTTTGGAGGAACTTATGCAAGTACAAATCAAATTCAAGCGCACCGGATCACACAGCGCCTATGGCAATTTTGCCGCTGGCGACGTGATGCGCTGCGACTCTGCTTTAGCCGAGTTCTATGTGCGCGACGGTGTGGCTCAATACACAGAAGCACCCGTGCCAGTTGCAGAGCCAGAAGCACCGGCAAAGAAGCCAAAAAAAGCCAAGTAAATGACGCTACGCCTGATCACCGCAGCCACCACTTACCCGGTGGACATTGACGAGGTTAAGCTCGCTTGTCGTTTCGATTCGTCGGCACTCGACGCTGAAATTGAGACCATGATCGACGACTGCACCAGGCTTACCGAGCACGAAAACAACCAATGTCTGATGACACAGACGTTTGAGTATTCATGCGATGCGTTTCCGGCAAAGTTTGAGTTGACGCGCAACCCGGTGCAGTCTGTGACAAGCATTACCTACGTTGATGGCACTGGTGCCACAGTCACGCTCGCAGAGGATCAATACACACTGATCAACGACGGTTTCGGCTTTGCCAGAATCACCCCGGCTTATGGTGTGGTGTGGCCGTCGGTTCGTGGCGATATAGACGGCGTCAAAGTGCGCTTTGTCGCTGGATACGCGAGCGCAGCACTGGTGCCAGGCAACTTCAAACGCCAGGTCAAGATTTTTGTCTCGATGTTGATTGAAGACCCGCACAGCCTAGACGAGAGGATGGGCGCGATAGGGAAAGTATGGTCCTGAATCACCGCGTCACATTGCAAACGAAAGTTGCCACGGTTGACACCATAGGCCAGCCTTCGACGGCGTGGACAAACACCGCTGATCTATGGGCCAATGTGAAGCATCTAAACGGCATCAGCACGATCAAGGCCGGGGCCGATACCAGCATCAGCAAAGTGTCTATCCGTGTCAGACACGGGGTGTTTAACGCTGGCCAGCGCATTGTTTACGACGCGAGCGTTTACGACATCGAAGCAGTTTTGCCTGATGGCAAGAAAACTTACATTGATCTGGTGTGTGTCAAAAATGGCTGATGTCACCGTCCAATTTGAGGGCTTTGCAGAACTTGCAAAAGCCTTGCACGAATTGCCTGAGCGTGTCGCCAGAAACGGCTTGCGTGCTGCCGTCAACGCGGGCGCAAGCGTGATCAAGAAAGAGGCTATTTCAAAGGCACCGGAATTGACGGGGGCACTCAAGGCTAATCTGTATCAAAAGCAAATCCGCGAGAAGTCAGGCCCGGTGCGCCAGACGTTCTATGTCGGTGTCAAAAACGGCGTTGCCAAGTATGCCAAGACAGCAGCTAACCGACGCGCAGGCAAGGTCGGCGTTTACAAAAACGCTGGCAGCACGTTTTACTGGCGTTTCATCGAGTTTGGCACAAGCAAGATGCCAGCAAAGCCTTTTTTGCGCCCGGCGTTTGAGGGCCAGAAGGAAAATGCGGTGAAAGCCATTGGCGCAAAGCTGGATGAACGCATCCAGAAACATGCACGGGACTTGAACAAGCCATGAGCATGCAGTCTGATTTATTTGCGTTGCTCGGTGGCACATTTGGCGGGCGGCTTTACCCGTCCGTTGCGCCTTACGGCGTGACCTCTCCATATGCGGTGTACTCGCGAATAACGTCGGTCGAAGACATCAGTCTGGACACTAACGGTGGCACCGGAAATGCCAAAAACACGCGCCTGCAAATCGACATATGGGCGCTCACGCACTTGGAGTGCATCGACAAAGCAGAGGCTGTCAAAACACTACTCAACGGGTGGTCAACCGAAAACACCATCCTGAGTGAGCAAGACGATTACGAACCCGATACGAAGTTGTACCGGGTCATCATCGACATATCCATCTGGCACTTTTAGCCAGCCCGAGTTCTTAACCCGCCCGCCGCAAGCGGGTTTTTTTTCGTCCAAAGGAAACTACCATGTCTGGAATATCAGCTCAAGGCAGCACGCTGCAAATTGCCACCGGCACCGGCTCCACCAAAACAATCACCGCCATCACGGTCGGCAACCCGGCCATCGTCACCAGCGCAGCCCATGGCTTCAGCAATGGCGATGTGGTCACGCTGGCGGCCATTGTCGGCACGATGTCATCGCTCAATTCGACGGTGCATGTGGTTGCCAACACGACCACCAACACCTTTGCATTGCTTGATGTTGACACCACCGGCCTGACTTACACGTCAGGCGGTACGGCAACGTCATCCACTTACACCAAGATCAACGGCTTGTTGAACTTCAACGGCTTTGACGGTGCGGCTGCAGAGCTTGACACTACCGATCTTGACAGCACGGCGGCTGAATACATCAGCGGTTTTGTTGACGAGGGCAAATTCGGATTTGAGATCAAGGTGCTCAAGACAGACCCCGGCCAGGTATCGCTTCGTGCGGCCCGAGTCAGTGGTGCTGTGACCGGCCTGAAACTCACCCTGCCAGACGCGTCGGTGGCATCGTTTGACGTGCTGGTGAAAACCATCCCGTCAGCCGGTGGTGTTAATGCCGTGCTCAAAGGAACGGTTGACTGCAAGATCAGCGGGTCGGTATCGTGGGCATGAAGTTACTGAGCAAAAGCGCTATTCTGGGCGCAAACGACCTCAAGCACGAAGACATTGCCGTTCCCGCCTGGGGGGGCACGGTCAGAATCCGCACCATGACAGGCACAGAGCGCGACGAATTCCGCGCCAGCTGTGCGACCGATGGTGGGGGTGTGCCCATCGGTAAATTCGCCGCTGCGCTGCTGTGCGCAACCTGTATTGATGAAAATGGCGACCGGCTTTTCACGTTCGCAGACATGGCGTCCTTACAGGCCAAATCAGCATCAAGCCTTGACGCACCGGCAACGGTAGCCATGCGGCTGAACGGGCTCGGCGGGACATCAATCGAGGATGCTGAAAAAAACTCCGTGAGCAGCCAGAGCGCAGATTCTGGTTCAGACTCGCAAAAGAGCTAGGCAAATCAGTACGTCAGGCGCAGCAGGAAATCGGCAGCGCAGAGTTTACAGAGTGGATCGCCTACTACCAGTTGGAGCCTTTCGGCGAAAGCATCGCAGATTTGCGGCATGGAACCGCTTGTTCCTTACTTGCAAATGTCAACCGCAATGCTGAAAAAACGCCAACGCCCTACAAGCCCGACGATTTCATTTATTGGGTAAAGAAACCCGATCAGGAAATCATTGAAATAGACGACCCGCAAGCACAGAGCGACCTTATCCGCGCTGAATTGTTTGGCATGCACCCTAAACCCGAGAAATAAATGGCAGCACTTGGATCACTTGTTGTTTCGCTAGAAGCGAACACTGCCAAATTCACATCTGGCATGGACAAAGCGGCTTACCAGTCGCAGCAGGCCATGAACAAGATGAAGCGCGACGCCGAAATGGTCGGCAAGGCATTTGGCCTGATGGCGGTTGCTGGTGCTGGCGCATTGGTTGTCATGGTCAAGTCTTCGTTGAACGCGATGGACAGCATGAGCAAGCTGGCGCAAAAGACCGGCACCACAGTTGAGAGCCTTTCGGCTCTTTCCTACGCTGCGGATTTGTCTGGTGTCACCACTGAGTCGCTGGGTAGCGCGATTATCAAGCTGTCAAAAAACATGAGCGACGCGCAGCAGGGCATTGGCGATGCCAGGAAAGCCTTTGACGCGCTCGGCATATCGGTTAATAACAGCGACGGATCGCTCAAAAACAGCGGCATCGTTATTTCGGAACTGGCCGGCAAGTTTGCCGGGTTCAGGGATGGTGCCGAAAAGACGGCATTGGCCGTGGCGATATTTGGCAAGTCTGGCGCTGATCTGATCCCCTTGCTCAACAATGGCGCTGATGGCATCAAGACGATGACAGACGAAGCCGCCAGGTTCGGTTTGGTCATGGACACACAGGCGTCAAAGGCTGCCGAAAAGTTCAATGATGACATGACGCGTTTGACCAAGACAAAAGAGGCATTTGCCAATGCGGTTACGGTGTCTGTGTTGCCTGTTTTGCAAGCTGTGGCCGATGAAATGCTACTCGCTGCGAAAGAGTCGGACGGATTTAGCGCAGCGGGCAATGGTGTCAGAACGGTGCTTGAAACCTTTGTCGTTGTCGGTTCTGAGGTGGCGTTTGTGTTTAAGGGCGTCGGTACTGAAATTGGCGGCATCGCGGCGCAGTTAGCTGCATTGGGACGTGGCGATTTTAAGGGGTTTACCGCCATCAGCGACGCCATGCGTGCCGATGCCGAAAGAGCCCGAATTGAGCACGATGCTTTCATTGCCCGTGTGCTGGATCGCAGTGCGGCAAACCCGCTGACGGCCAATTACGGCAGCAGACAGTTTGGCGGAAATTTGGGCAACGCGCCACGCATCTCTACGACATCCAAAAAAACAGGAACAGGAACAGGAACAGTTAAAGACCCCTACGCTGACGCCAACCGCTACCTCGACTCGCTAAAAAAACAGTACGACAGAACGCAGGATTTGACCACGCTTGAGCAGACGCTCAAAGATATCCAGACCGGGCGCTTGGGCAAGATCACGCCAGCGATTGAGGCCGAGCTGATATCGACGGCGAAGCTGATCGACGCGCAGAAACTTCTGGCGCAGCAAACCGCAGAGGCCAATGCGGAAGCAGAAGACTTCTTCCAGCGCATCATGTCAACTGATGACGCCAAGCAAACGCGCATCAACCAATTGTTATCAGCCACTCCGAGCGCGAATCTTGAGTCCCAACGTGCCGACATGGAACTGCTCACAAAAGAGCTAGAACAAGGCCGCATCAGCGAGCAGACTTACCTTGAAGCTGTGACAGTACGGCTTGATCTGGTGGCAGAAAAGACAGACAAAGCTACATCACTTGCAGAAGAACTTGGGCTGACTTTTACATCAGCATTTGAGGATGCGATTGTCAGCGGTGGCGACCTTAGCGGCGTGCTTAAAGGTCTTGAGCAAGACATCATGCGCATCGTCACCCGAAAGCTTGTTACCGAGCCGATTGGCAACTTTATTACTGGTGCTATAGGTTCGTTTCTGCCCAGCTTTGCAGTCGGCACCGACTACGTTCCCCGCGACATGGTGGCGCAAATCCACAAGGGTGAGCGCATTGTCCCGGCAGCGCAGAACACAGGCAAGGCGTCGGCCAACACCGTCAACGTCACCATCAACCAAACCTTCGCCCCAGGCACCACCCGTGCCACCACCCTGCAAGCCGCCGCTGACGCCAGCCGCCAACTGCAATACGCTGGGCGCAACCTATGAGCCTCACCGTTTACGCCGATGTGATCGTGCCCAACAGCATTTTGTCTGCCGGTGCCCGTGGCAAGCAAATC